TTACTCTTTCTGAACATGAAAATACCCCCATATAGGACTTTTATATTTCATTGTCCTATATGAGGGTAGCATATCAATGAAGCCTTGGGGGTTATTTTTATATTCTGACAGGATAAGGCAGCAGTACAAGAGGGGTAATACCACATTCAGAAAGTTTATATATTTTATGAGAAATGCTAATGCCGTTATCAATCCATATCATAAAACTTTGTTTCTGCAATAATTCAGAGTGGTTTGTAAAGACACAACCGCAATTTATGAGATTATCAGCAACCCACTTTTCGCATTCGGCGAATTTCTTTTCTATTCGGCGGTTATTTTCAACCGTTACCGCCTTACGGTCATTCATATATTTTTCATATTTTCCAAAATCCATAATATCCACCTCTATAGTACCGGGGCAGCAGTACCGCAACCCCGGATAAGTATTTAGTTGAGTGGTTGAAGCCAAACCACATTATCAAAATTAAAAAAACCGCCGGAACGGATGATAGAAAGTAAAGCCTTTTTGCCACCACAAGGCATATACGGCTCTGTATCACCCTTAAAAGCAAAGAAGCCTTTAACCGGGTGCTTGAAACAGTAACCGCTTGGACGAGTATAACCAAGCGGATGTTTAAATTTAAGTTCGCCTTTAAGTCTGACAACCTCTAAAGCGTTGTTGATAGTGATTGTTTCTAGTGTTCTTTCCATAGTGAATACCTCCTAAAATGTGGATACTGTGTATAACTTTGTGGGTCTGTCTTATTCCCTGTTCCTTATGATGCTATTATATACTTATATAAGTATATACGCAACCCGGAATAATTACCAAAATACTTATATAAGTATATAAAGTTATTTGTGCATTTTATATACTTGTATAAGTATAATGAATGTGATATGATAAAGAAAAACCAACGAGCAAAGGAGGTGCAGCAGTTGGCGGAGGAAAAGACAGGCGGAACGCCTGCGACAAAGGCAAAAAATAAATACAATGCAAAGGCTTACGACCAATTTCTTGTAACAGTCCCGACAGGACAGAAAGCAGAGATTGACAAAGAAGCGAAGAAACAGGGATATAAGAGCCGTAACGAATTTATAGTTGCAGCAATCGAAGAGAAGAAAGCGAGGGGATAAAATGGATGAATTGTTGAATTGCTGCCCTAAGTGTGGAAGCACATTAGAGTTTAGCAATTTAATGCAGTATTCAGACGTTTACAAAATAACAAGAAGTGGGAAATTATCTAAAAAAAGAATAAGAAAAGAAGATTGCGGGCCTATGGAGTGCGGATATATTTCATGCACTAATTGCGATTTTGTGACAGATGCGGAATTAGACTATCGGGGGAAAGATGAAGAGATAAGGATATATCAGAAAGAAGATAAGTATTACTACAAAAAAATACTTATATAAGTATAAAAAACTGTTGACAATATACTTATATAAGTATATAATGTAATTGTAGCAAGGAGATAGCAGGAAAGGAGTTAAACAATGGAGGATAACAAAATGACAAACAACCAGTTCAAAGGGATAATAAAAATGATAATAGCACTGATAAGAAATGATACACCGAAAGAAGAGTTAATCGAATATCTCACAGAATTGATTAAGGAATAAAAAACTTAATAAGGGTCAACACAAGGGGCGAACTTCATAACATTCCTGCTAATCGCCCCGAGTGCTTTAAAATATATTAGCAGGAAAAAACAAAAAAATCAAGGTCGAATAGACCGAATCGGACACAAAGGAGGTTCAACATGAAAAAACAACACATTATAATCATTGCTGTAATTGTGGTCTTTTGGATAGGTCACGGGATAATTGCAAGCAATAACAGGCAAACAGAAAACACCACAACCGAAAATCAAACAGATGTTCGGGGGGGGGTACTGCTGAATTAGAAAAAACAGAAGTGCCGGAATCCGAGAAACAGGAGGAAACAACAGAGCAGAAAGAAACAACGGAAGCAATTACGGAAGAACCAACGGAAATAGTGGAACACAGAACAGGGGATAATATTGTAGGTATAAGCGATAAGGATATTACTACGATATATTCAACAAAGTACGATACTGTAAGGAATGATGTTACAGGTAATTGGAAATGTATTGTAATAGCAGAAAACAACTTTAATGTTGAAGATTATGCGTTATCGTGTTATAAAAACTACTTTGATTCTGATAAAACTATTTTGGCGGTTGAAAACTTAACCACAAAAACAAGCACGAGTATAAGTGTTGTATCCGGCTTGTTATATGTATCAGTGTATGAATATACCAAAGGCGAGGAACATGATGCCAAAGCAATGTTTGGCGGAACACATTTAGTAGATTACATTGTATACACAGACAACGGAGATATTGAAAAAGTAACCGATTCGGAATAAAAGACCGAGGGCAGCAGGCAATAACTGCTGCCCTTTTGGCGTAGGAGGTGCGATATGAAGAAATTTAAACAAATGAGTAAAAGTGACCGTATCAAAATGGAAGCACTTTTAAACGCCGGGTTGTCAAAGGCAGCAGTAGCAGAACAATTACATTTTCACAGAAGCACAATATATAGAGAATATGACAAAGGTAAGTATATGCACCGAAACTCTGACTATACAGAGGAAGAGCGTTATAGCAGTGATTTAGGACAAAAAGCACACGATTACGCCCAAGAGGGAAAAGGCAGAAGCCTAAAAATAGGAAATGATAGAAAATTAGCGGAATATATAGAAAACAAAATTGTAGATAATAGATTTAGCCCGGAAGCAGCATTAGCAGAGGTTGCACGTTCGGGGATTGAATTTAAGACAACAATAAGTGTTAGAACACTTTATAGATATATTGATAATGGAATTTTTTTGAAACTTACAAACAAGGATTTACCTATTAAAAGTAAAAAGAAAAAGCATAATAAGAAAGTACAGGTACAGAAAAGAGCCACCGCAGGAGAAAGCATAGAAAACAGACCAAAGGAAATAGAAAAACGAGAGATATTCGGACATTGGGAAATGGATACGGTAAAAGGAAAGAGAGGGGTCACAAAATCGTGTATGCTTGTATTAACGGAAAGAAAAACCCGTGATGAAATCGTTATTAAGCTGAAAGACCAAGGGGCAGCTTCGGTAGTAGATGCGTTAGACAGGTTAGAGAGAAAATGGGGGGATATGTTTTATAAGGTATTCAGAAGCATAACGGTTGATAATGGTGTAGAGTTTTCAGATTATGAGGGAATGGAGCGTTCTGCATTGAAAGAAGAAAAGAGGACTTTTGTATTTTACTGCCACCCGTATAGCAGTTGGGAGCGTGGCACGAATGAAAATAATAATAGGCTTATACGCAGGCATATACCAAAGGGGGTAGATTTTGAGGATACAACAGATGAAGAAATAAAATATATAGAAACATGGATTAACAATTACCCAAGGGGAATATTTGATTTTAAAACATCCGCAGAATTGTTTGATGAAGAGTTACAGAAATTGGCATAGAAAAGAATAAAAAACTTGTCGCAAAACTATTGACAAAATATAAAAAATGAAAAAAGTAAGGAAAACTATTGAAAATATTACATAAATACGCTATAATGTTGAGCGTAGAATGTAAATAAAATACCCTCTTGTTACGAGAAATATGTTGAAAAAACACAATAGATGTTGTATTATAACATATGAGTATGTGGAATTATAATGTAACTATTTACAACGAGTTATGATACGAAAATTATAATGCATCACATGGGGGACTAGATAAAAATAAGGATAGGTGGAAAGATGAAGTTAAAAAAAGTAAGCAGTATGATTCTTGCAGTAACACTTGCATGTACAATGACTGTTACACCGGTACTTGCCGACGAAGTCAGTGATCTGAAGCAGAAGAAGCAGGAGACACAGAATCAGGTAAGCGATCTTCAGACACAGCTGAATTCACTTATGACCAAGATCTCTGATCTTGAGAATGATCTGATCGAAACAGGTGAGGAAATCTCTCAGACGGAGGAAGATCTGAAGACAGCGCAGGAGGAACAGGAACAGCAGTATGCAGCTATGAAGCTTCGTATTAAGTATATGTATGAAGAAGGAACAGGAACTGCTACAGTAGAGAAGGTACTGACATCCGGAGATATTTCCAGTGTACTGACGCAGGCAGAATATTCCCAGCAGGTACATTCTTATGACAGAGATAAGCTCGAAGAGTATGTTGCGACAGTTCAGAAAGTAGAAGATCTTAAGACAACGCTTGAGACAAAGATGGCTGATCTGCAGGAGACACAGACAGAGTATGATGCGCAGAAGGATGAACTGAATACAACAATCACAGAGAAGAGTAGTGAAATCGCAAATCTCGATGTTAAGATTGATGAAGCTGTAAAGAAAGCAGCGGAAGAAGCAGCGAAGAAAGCAGCGGAAGAGGCAGCGAAGAAAGCAGCAGAAGAAGCAGCAGCGAAGAAAGCAGCTGAGGAAGCAGCTAAGAAGAATAACTCAAGTAGTAGTTCATCTAATAGAAATAACTCAAGCAATAGTTCTTCCAGCAGTTCAAACTCCAGTAGTTCGAACTCCAGCAGCTCAAGTTCAGGAAGCTCAAGCAGTTCAAGCTCCAGTAGCTCAAGCAGTAGTTCTTCCAACAGTTCAAGCAACTCAAGTTCTTCCTCATCAAGCCCAAGTTATAGTGCTAATAAGGGAAGCATTATTGTAAATGCAGCTTATTCACAGATCGGAGTTCCATATGTATGGGGCGGAACTACACCGGGAGTTGGACTTGACTGTTCAGGACTTGTACAGTATTGTTACAGACAGGCTGGAATTTCAATTCCAAGAACAAGTGGAGATATTCTTGCAGGAGGAACAATTGTAAGCAATCCTCAGCCTGGAGATATCTGTTGGACATCGGGGCATGTAGCGATTTATATTGGCGGAGGACAGATGATCGAAGCACAGCAGACAGGAGTGCCGGTTAAGGTAAGTTCTGTACGTGTTACATATTATGTAAGATATTAGAACCAAAAAAGGAATCAGTGATGCTGATTCCTTTTTTAAAACTATAACCAAAAAAAATTTTTTTAACAAAAAAGCTCGAAAATGTACATAATGAACTTTAAAACCTAAAAACAGATATTTAGAAAAAGTATCAAAAATGTACATAATTAGCTTTAAAACTTAAAAATAGAAATCACTAAAATCATTAGAAAATGTACATAATAAAAAGGAATCAGATTATGATTCCTTTTTATTTTACACTTTAAAATTAAAATAGTCGCTTCTTGCGTCTTCGTCCCTTACAATAAGGACAGCTTTCACGATGACGTTTCTTGTATAAAATCTTTTCAGAAACACTTAATTCATAGACGTGATCAGGATTACGCTTGCAAATCCACCAGACGTTAGTTGAATATTTTTCTGTAATCTCATCAGGATCAACTAATACATAATTGTTAATCCGATTCCATTTATTCATTAGATCGGGATGAAGTGCCGCGAAGGATGTTTTGCCAGGGATAGCTTTTCGACCTGAACAATACGGACAGTCGGCATTACCATTAACCATATCAATGATTTCATCATTGTAATCGTTATGGCAAGTAGGGCAAGTCCAAGCACCAGATCTGTGATTGGGTCGGACTTCATCCGCAGTTAATTCATTTTGGTCACTCCATAAAGTAGCAATGTCAGGGTATTTAGCAAAAGAATTCATGCTGTATGCTATTGGAAGAAATATAAATAAATATCATCGTTTTTTATACGAAAAACTGAGAAAATTTGAAGGAAAAACTGCCTAGAAAAAAATGCGGCTGAAAAAATCCAAACAAGGATTTTTTGCGGCCAAAAACAGAAAGTATTTATCGACCGACAGCCCCTTTTACTTAAATTTCATAATGAATTAGTAAGTACAAACACTATTCTTTTAATTTAATTCTAAATTTTTGCCCAACAGGCTGCATTTCTGCGAAATCTACTTTAAAAATTTCACTTTCCCCGCTTCCTATTGTTCCGAAATCCATCGAATCCTTATTTTCCGCATCATACGCATATGACAAAGAAAAAATTTGCCCATCCAGCCATTCACTGTTAGAGGAAGGTATATCTTCATCATTTTGAAAAGTAAACAATTTATCGTCCTTCTTTACCAAAGAATATCTATATTTATCCCCCTGCATATCTGTGATTTCAACATAGTACTGATTTTCTTCAGGATAAAATTTATCACTTTCCAGCTTCAAACTGCTTGTAACATTGTTAATAGAAAAATCTCTGATTACAGCTTCTCCCTCACTTAAACTTATCACCTGATTTAGATTTAAATGCACTGTATTTTTCTGCAATTCTTCTTTTGAAGCAGAAAAAGCAAATGTAAATGTCTCCCCGTCCATATCCTCAATTTGTTTATGGACTACGATCCCTAATTCAATATCCGCTTTCTTTGTCAATGGTACACCTTCATCATAAATCCATTCCACAACATATTGATGTTTTTTTTCTTCCAAATTTTGTTTCTGATAAACCCTTGATGAATCACATGCATATTCTCTACCATTTATTTTAATGCTTTCCCCCACACTTATCCCAATACCATCGTATTCAGTCTCTGCATCCAGATTTACAGATACAAGCAAACTATTATTCGTCAAAATAACTTCATTCAATGTAATTGATATTCCATCTTTCTCCTGCGTGGTGTTGATAACATCGGTATAAGGCTCTAGGTCATTTGATATTTGCAGGATTTCAGCAATCATCGTGGTAAATCTACTAACAGCAGCATAAACCTGATCATGGAATGCCAGGCAAAGTCCCAACATCACAATAAATGCCAGGCAAACCGCTTTTCTCCCGATATGATATACCATGTATCTTCTCGTCTGCCTTTTCCACGGTTGCAATGCTTGGACAATATATTCATCATCTATGTTTCCGAATAATTCCAAGAAGCTATATTCATCCTTTTTCATAGACGTCCCTCCTTTTCCAATATCTTTTTCAGTTTCCTTTTATTCCGTAACAAATTTTGCTTAATTGCCCCTTCTGACATCTTATGTCTAGTGGCAATATTTTTGATGGATTCCATTACCCAATATCTCTGGACAAAAATATCTCTGTCCCTGTCAGATAAACCACCCAGGAAACGATTTATAATTTCTATCAGTTTCTCAGCTTCCATATGTTCATCTAAATTATGCATTATGGCAATATTTAAACTTTCTACATCTTCCGTTATGTCTGCAATATGCATGTCTGTCCGTTTTGCCGCATGTTTTTTTCTTAACATATCAATTGCGAATCCCCTTGTGATTTTTCCTAAAAAAGCTACCAGTTTTGGCGGTCTTTTGGGTGGTATATAACGCCATGCCGCAAACCATGTGTCATTTACACACTCCTCAGAATCTTCCCTATTCATAAGAATCTTCCATGCAATAGAATAACAAGTAGAATTATATTTCTTGTCAACCAATTGTATTGCACTTTCATCTCTACTCCAAAACAACTCTATAATATAAGTATCTTCCATACATTTTCCCCTTATTTCGTAGTTTTAAATAGCCTATGCAAATATCATATCAAAAAAGGTTCTCATAATAAACATCGTATTTCTTATGCTTTGGTTATGCTTTCTCTTCAAATTTCTGTTTCTAGTACAGCGTTTCGTAAATAACTATACCAATCGCGTAGGATGCGGATTCGAGTGTGCTGGTATAAAAACGCAGGCGTAGCGGGCTACGCTGAGGCTTTTAGACCTGTGCAATCGGATTCGCAGACAAGTGAGTGGTATAGTTATTTCGAAAACGATGTACTAGTCAA